CAAATTCTAGAGATGGTATTACTAGAGAACAAAGCATTGAAATATTCAATTTACTTAATGATAATCCTGACATCATCATTCAGCCTACGCAACACAATTCACCAATTGTAGCAGCGTATGAATATTTGTTCGATTTGCCATCTGATGCAAAAGGACGTTATGCCATGGCGGCATCTACCAAAGGAGATGACTATGTTAGAGCAACAGCTTTTGTACCAAATATAGATAAATATGCAACAATTGGTGACAAAAAAGGACGTAAAATTCCAATTGGAATTGATGCAACAGAATTAAGTATTGATGTAGAACCAGAAACATACGCAAATGGAATGCCAATATCGGCCACTACGGTAAGGCAAGCAATTGTAGACCGAGATTATGAAACGTTTCGTGCATCATATCCTCAATTTAAAGATGCAGTTGTAAAAAATGCATGGCAAATTGTAACAGGATTACAAGAAGCATTGTTTTCAAAAGAATGGTGGGCAAAACAATTGCAAGAAGAAGTTGATGAAATGTTTGCTGCTACAATGAACAATGCAGAAACGAGTCGACATAAAAATAAAATCAACAAATTAAACAAATTTTTAGATAAACAAAATGATAGATCATTTGTATATGATTTTGATAAATTTCCAAAAACCGTATATGATGCAAAATTAATGGAAGGCGGCGCAGCAGGACATATGGCACACCCATGGGATGACCGCGGTTTAACTTTTAATGATATGAAAGAAATAGTTAGTCGTGCATTAGAAGGACGATTAGATATTGAAGCTGCAGTAACTGAAAAAACAGATGGACAAAACATTCAAGTAACTTGGAAAAATGGACAACCTGGATTTGCACGAAATAAAAGCACTATCATTAATCCAATGCCACCTGCAGAATTAATTGCTGATTTTCAACGCAAACAACGTGAAGCTGTTGAGAAAAATGGAGCAGCCGCTGGAGCAACATATCAAACTGTGGTAGATGCATATAGTGCATGTGCTGAAGATTTAGCAGAATCATTACAGCGCATACCTGCAGATAGATTAGCACAAATATTTAAAAATGGTCGAGTATTTGCAAACATGGAAATTATTTATCCTGCAACTAAAAATGTTATATCATATGATAAAGCACATTTACAATTTCATAATTTAGTTGAATATGATGAACAAGCTAATGTAGTTGAAACAGATTTAACTGGCGGGGCAATGGTTCAACAAATTATACAGGATGCAAATGCACATATGCAAAAAACATTTTCATTTATTCCTCCGCAACAAATTAAAATTGGTAAAATATCTGATTTTGAAGATCAACAAGCAGCATTCTTTAATGAAATTAATCAGTTACGATCTAAATTTGGTCTAAAAGAAACAGATCAAATAGCTGAGTATCATAAAGCGTGGTGGCGAGACGTTATTAAAACTCAAGCTGATAAAATGGGATACGAAATTTCAGAAGATGTGTTAATCGCATTAATAAATCGGTGGGCATTTTTTGATAAGTCACAAAGTATTACGGCGCTTAAAAAACAAATTACAAATCCAGAATTTTTAAATTGGGTTCAAGAATTTGATAAAAATGAATTCAAACAATATTACAAACAAAACATGGAACCGTTTGAAACGTTATTTTTACGGTTAGGAGCAGTGGCATTAAAAAATGCAGAAAATTTCTTAGCAGCAAATCCATCAAAAACAGTTCAAACAATTAAACAAGAATTAGCTGACCTTATTAGAGAATTACAAAACAATCCAAATCCAGCAACCGTTGCAAAATTAGAATTAGAACTTAAACGCATTGAGAAACTCGGTGGGTTTGATGCAATTGTTCCTTCGGAAGGAGTTGTATTTACGTATGGCGGAAATACATACAAGCTTACCGGAGCATTCGCACCCGTTAATCAGATACTAGGAGTATTGAAATACGCACGATGATATATTTATATTAAAATTGGAAAGAATCATGGCTGAAAAACATAAAAGCAAATATAAAAAACCAGAAAATAAAAAACCAACGTATAGAAAAGATCTTAAAGATTATACATTGGATGATAAAAAAGGTGGTTTGAATCCTAAATCTACCGGCGAAAAACAAACCAACGTTTTACGTAAAACTGATAAAATGATGCAAGATGATAGTAAATTGTATCCAACATATAATGATAACGATCGTCTTTATAAAGATTTAGAAAATGGCGAGTATGATCCAAAAACGGCCGCAAAACGTCTTAAGAAACGACAAGACACTGAAGAAAAAGAGACTGCAGACGTATTGCAAGATAAAATTGAAAATTTAACTAGAGAACAACGAGAAATTCTAGTTAGAGAATATGTGCGAAGAAAAATTGTAAAAGTACTAAGAGAACAACCTGAACCACCTGTGGCAGATGCTCCCGAAGAAACGCCCCCCGCGGATGCACCACTAGCAGATGCCCCGGCACCAGGCACACCTGATTTAACAGGTACTCAACCAAGCGACACTCCAGCTCCCGGCGCTCCGCCCACAGCAACACCTCCACCGGCAGCCGATGCTGCTCCTGCTCCGCCTGCACCTGGGCCTGACGCACCTGCGCCAGCGTCTGATGCAGAAAGTGCTGAAACTAAATTAGATCCTGCAGCACAAGACGCATTGGCTATTCAAAAATTTGTCAATCATTTACGAGAAAAAGAAACTGGAAATATTGCAAGACTTAAAACAATTTCAAAAGTTATTAACAATGTATTAAAAGATTCCGAGCCAGAAGACTTTAAAAACTTTTTTACAATGTTAAAATCTTTATCAATTAAAAAATTGCAACAAGGTAATCCTAAACAAGACAACGGAAATAAATAATAAAAATAAACAAGTTATGTCAAAAAAGTTACAAAACATTAAAGCCGTTCAACAAATGTTGGATGGTACTCATAAGTTTCAAACTAAAAAAATTGTAGGATTTTCTGATGCAGAAAAAAAATCAAAACAATCCGAACATCATGATGTTGGGGATATTTGGGAAGAAACTGATTCTAATGGAAACGTGTATATTATAGAACAGCGTGACGGCTTTCGTATAAGAAAAACAAAAAATTCTAATATATTTCAATCTGTTAGAGATGAATTACGAGCATTTCCAAATTGTAGAAAAGACGTATGTACATGTGTTGGTACACATCAATTGGATCAACAAATGAGAAATATTCATGGTATGTGTTTTGATTGTGTGATTGAAATGGAACATGAATTAAAATCTGCAGGAAAGTATGATGAATACGAACAAGATAAAATACGCAAAAATGCATTAGCGTGGTTACGCGATGCAGAACGAGATGTTGAACTTTTAAAACAAACATATACGGAATCAGCCAAATTTGTAAGTAATAGCCAAGGTATTACAGAAACATGGACGGCAAAAATGACACCACAAGAATTTGAAGAAACTGTACAAAAAGAATGGGATAAATTCAAAGAAAACTTTATAAAACGATTAAATGGAGAATCAAATGAAAACAATTAAAAAATATTGGACAGTAATTGCCGGAGTAATTTTAGCAATCATTGCAGCTATTTTTGTAAGTGATAAACTTAACAAAAAGAACGTTACAAAATTAGATAAAAAACTTGATGACAATAATAAAAAAATTGATCAACTTCAAGGTAAAACGGAAGCTATTGAAGAACAGCGAGTTGAAATAAAAGAAGAAATTCAAGAAACTAAAACAGAAATTGAAGAATTGCAAACAGCTAAAGACGAACTACAAGTAGAAGAAAAACCTGTAGAAGAAGCAAAACAAAATATTTTAAATAAAACGCGTCGAGGACGTAAATCGAGAAAATAATATGAAACGATTATTAGTTATATTGTTATTTCCAGTATTTGCATTAACGCAAACAACCCCCGATACGTGTTTTACACAACAAGAAATTGTTGATATTTCATATACATTAGATTCATTGTATGCATTAGATTCAATTAACAATGCATTAATTGATAAGTATATTACATTATCAAAACAGCATGACGAATTAATTAAATTGGATTCATTGCAACTACGTTATAAAGATCAACAAATTAATCTATTGCAAGAAAATGTAGAAATATATATTCGCAGAGAACGTTATCTTAAACCAAAATGGTATGAGGCAAAAGGATTGTGGTTTGCTGCGGGAATACTTACAACATTAGGGTCTGGAATATTAATCAATGAAATCTTAAAATAATATGTCACAAAATATAAAACAGATTATTCAACAACAGTATACAATGTGTGCTAAAGATCCTGTTTTTTTTATGCGGCAATATTGTTATATTCAGCATCCGAAACTCGGTAAAATTAAATTTAATTTATATCCTTTCCAGGAAAATTCATTAACGGAATTACGAGATAATCGTTACAATGTAATATTAAAGTCTCGTCAGCTAGGCATATCAACACTTTCAGCAGGATTTGCTCTTTGGAGCATGCTATTTAAAGACGATTTTAACGTACTTGTTATTGCAACGACTCAAGAAGTAGCAAAAAACTTAGTAACAAAAGTACGGGTAATGCATGACAATTTACCTAGTTGGTTAAAAGGAACAATTGAAGCAGATAACAAACTTTCATTGAAATTTAAAAATGGCTCACAAATTAAAGCAGTCTCATCTGCAACCACAGGTGCACGTTCAGAAGCATTATCGTTGCTAATTATAGATGAAGCTGCATTCATTAGAAACATTGAAGAAATTTGGATTGCATCGCAAGCAACATTATCAACGGGTGGAGGAGCTATTGTGTTATCTACACCAAATGGTATCGGTAATTGGTTTCATTCGGTATGGTCAGAAGCTGAACAAGAAATTAATGGCTTTCATACAATTAAACTACATTGGACCGTCCACCCCGATCGAGATCAGCAATGGCGAGGTCAACAAACTCAATTGTTAGGAGAACGAGCGGCAGCACAAGAATGCGACTGTGACTTTATTTCGTCAGGACACACTGTAATAGATGGTGCGATACTAATGGATTATGAAAATAAGTGTATAGAGCCCATCGAGCGGAGAGGTTTCGATAATGGCTATTGGATATGGGAATATCCTAACTATGAAAAAAATTACATAGTAGTAGCTGACGTTGCTCGAGGTGATGGGGCCGACTGGTCTACCTTTCACGTTATTGATGTAGAAAACGTAACACAAGTTGCAGAATATAAAGGTAAAATGCCGCCTAAGGATTTTGGTAATATGCTTGTAACTGTTGCAACAGAATGGAATAATGCATTATTGGCGATTGAAAATGCAAATATAGGTTGGGCTGCAATTCAACCGGCATTAGACCGCGGATATGAAAATTTATTTTATACATATAAAGATGATGGTTATGTTGATGTAGACGTACAATTGAAAAAAGGTTATGATATGAAGGATAAGTCGCAGATGGTTCCTGGAGTATCAACAACAACACGTACGAGACCATTAATGATATCGGCACTTGAAATGTATATGCGAGAGCGAACTCCAGTAATTCGTTCTAAACGATTAATACAAGAATTGTTTGTATTTGTTTGGCTAAATGGCAAAGCACAATCACAAGGCAGCTATAATGATGACCTCGTTATGGCATTCTGTATTGGATTATGGTTACGAGACACGTCGCTTAAGTTGCGACAACAAGGAATTGAATTGCATAAACGTACACTTTCGCAATTCACAAAAACATCAGAATCGGTTATTTTCACCGGCAAATCATCAAATAATGCCGATGGCTGGCAATGGTCTAATGGTCGTGACAACGAAAATTTAACCTGGCTTCTGTAACAAGTTATATTTATAATTAAATAAGAATATCAATTATGCCGACACTAAGAAAACGCTTACAAAATCTATTTGCTACGAATGTAATAGTTCGAGCCTATGGTAAAGATAAACTTCGAGTAGTAGATACAAACCGACTTCAAGGTGTTGGTAATTTAAATCAAGCTAAAGTTGCAGATAGATATACTAGAATGCATGGTGCAAATAAGCACATGGTTGGTGGTATGGGCGGTTATGATTCTAACTACTATATGCATCAGAATCGTATGCAGCTTTATGCTGATTATGAAATGATGGACCGAGATCCTATTATAAGTTCAGCGCTTGATATATATTCAGATGAATCAACATTAGCAGATCAATTTGGTGATATTTTAACAATAAAAACAGATAAATCAAATGTACAAAAAATACTTTATAATTTATTTTACGATGTTTTAAATATAGAATTCAATTTATGGACTTGGATTCGTAACATGGTAAAATATGGAGATTTCTTTTTAAAATTAGATATTGCAGAAGAAATAGGAATTTTAAATGTTCGACCAATATCTGCATATGAAGTAGAACGATTTGAAGAATATGATGAAGCAACTGGTGAATATAAAATTCAATTTCGTCACGTTGGTAGTCCAAATATTACATATGACGTTTTTGAAATGGCACATTTCCGAATGTTATCTGATTCTAACTTTTTACCATATGGTAGGTCAATGTTAGAGGGAGCTCGTAAAGAATTTCAAAAATTAATGATGATGGAAGATGCCATGCTAATTCATCGAATTATGCGTGCTCCGGAAAAACGTATTTTTAAAATTGATATTGGAAATATTCCACCGAATGAAGTTGATTCATTTATGGAAACTATTATTAACAAAATGAAAAAAATTCCACATATCGATCAACAAACTGGTAATTACAATTTAAAATTTAATCTTAACAACATGTTAGAAGATTATTACTTGCCGGTACGAGGTGGTAATTCTACAACATCAATTGATACATTACCAGGTATGACATTTACTGGAATGGATGATATCAATTATGTTAAAGATAAAATGATGGCAGCTTTAAAAATTCCAAAAGCTTTTTTAGGATATGACGAAGGCGTAGAAGGAAAAACAACATTAGCTGCAATGGATATTCGTTTTGCTAGAACAATAGAACGAATTCAACGAATTGCAATATCAGAATTAACAAAAATTGCAATTGTTCATTTATATGCTCAGGGATTTGAAGGCGAAGATTTAGTTAGTTTTGAATTAGAATTAACGGCTCCATCAATCATATATGATCAACAAAAAGTTGCATTAATGAATGAAAAAATAACACTTGCAAATGCCATGAAGGATTCCAAACTTGTTTCAGACAGATACATTTACGAATACATATTTAATATGTCAGAAGAACAATGGTTACAAGAACGAAGTGATGTTGTAGAAGATTTAAAATTAAGATTCCGACAAAACCAAATTGAACAAGAAGGAAATGATCCTACCGTAACTGGAATATCATATGGAACTCCACATGATTTAGCAACAGTACATATGTCATCGAATGAAGTAGAAAAAAAAGATAAAGGCGGCCGACCAAAAGAAGGCATTAAATCGGGACAACATAAGAATGCATTCGGATGGGATCCTATAGGTAGCAAAGAATTAAAACAAGCATTTAATCCACAAAATCAACAAACATCATTTCAGCCAGATACTAGATGGAATCGTAATAATCGTCCGGTATCAGCAGAAGCTCATGACATACTAAAACATTTAAAATCTAAGAATAAGGGTGTCTCTATAATTACAGAATCATTGAAACCAAAACAAACACAAGACGATTCGGACACAAATACAATGTTAGACGAAAACAACATTTTATAAAAACATACATATTTATATAAAATAAAAAAATGATTGGACAAACATGAAGAAATTAAAACATTCAAAATACAAGAATACCGGAATTCTTTTTGAAATGTTAGTTAGGAAATTAACTTCAGAAACGTTATCATCAAACAAAACTGTTACCGTTGATATTATTAAAAAATATTTCGGCAAAAATACAGAATTGGCAAAAGAATTGTATTTATATAATTCATTGATGAAAGAACAGTTTAAAAGTGAAGCTCATGCATTAGATTATATTCGTACCATTAAAGCAGCACATAATAAATTAAATCAATCTGTATTAAAACGTCAACGATATAATTTAGTTAAAGAAATTTCTGAGAAATTTGTATTTGACAATTTAGCTAAAATACACATTTCAAGCTATAAAGCATTGGCATCAATTAACATGATCTTTGAACATGCTGAAACAGATAATCCACGGCAAATATCAGCGTGTAAAGGTGTAATTGTTGAACATGTAATGATGCCGGCAAAGAAGGCGCAAGTTAAAGATTCTATTACCGAAGCATTTGAAGCACAACCTAAAGATATTCGATTGTTAACATATAAACTTATTGTTGATAAATTTAATGCAAAATATTCATCTACATTAGATGAATCGCAAAAACAACTTCTAAATAAGTATATTACAAACGTAAATGATACTGTTGCATTACGAGAATATGTAGAAAAAATTATTCCAAAGATTAAATCTGATTTATCAATGCGAGCTAATCAGATTACGGATAAAGCTACAAAAATTAAAGTTAAAAAACTTTCTGAAATGTTATGTACTGTGGAAAATATGAAAACAATCAAAGAATCTCATATACTGTCATTGTTACGTTATTTTGATTTAATCAAAGAGTTAAAGGAAATTCATTAATGAAGTCATTTTTAAAACAAATTAAAGAAAAATTCATTGTGATAGAATCTGCAGAATATTGTGATTCTTGTAATCGTCCTATGGACCAATGTGTTTGTAAAGATGAAGAAATAGATGAAATTTCCAGTACCGGGGGCGTTGCAGGGTATAGTACTCCGGCTGCATTTGCAGCACCTGGGAAATGGAAAAATAAACGTAAAACATATGAATCTGTAAATACACCTCCAACATTTAGATGGGAAGATGATACGCCTCAACATCCAGAATCGGAAGAAGAGGTGATGAATGATAAATTTCCATTCAGCGATAAAGAACAAGATTGGTATAATAAATCATATGAATATCCGTCAAAACATATGCCTAATAAACCAAGTCGTACATCTACTAATAAGCCATCTGTTTTCGATATGATGGATAATAAGTACGAACAACTTATTGAGTCATATCGATCGTATGCAACTGGAGATGCAAAATCAACACCTGAACAAAAAATAAAACATACAATAAAAGAAGTAGCGCGACAATTGCAAGAAATTGAACGCACTATAAATTATGCATCTAAATTAAAAACGGAATCTGGGGTTGCGCGAAACGGGTATGGTTCTGCAGTAGAATCTGCATTAAATAAAATATCAGAAAGATTAATTAAAATATCAGAACGCGTAAGAGCATTAGGAGAATAAGATGTCAAAACAACTAATTGTAGAATATATGCCATTTAAGCCTGTTGGTTCATTAACTGAATCAAGCGGCGCTGCATATGGAATACCTAATGGTTTTGTTGTACAAGGAGTTTTGCAACGAGCAGGAGCTAAAAATCAAAATGGTCGAGTTTATCCAAAACCTATTCTAGAAAGAGAATGCCAACGGTATCAAATGGAATATATCGATCAACATAGAGCATTAGGCGAACTAGATCACCCAGAGTCATCGGTTGTAAACTTAAACAATGTTTCTCACAATGTTTTAAAAATATGGTGGAAGGGTGATGATTTGCACGGTGCAGTACAAATATTAGAAACGCCATCTGGCAAAATTCTTAAAGAGCTTTTCAGAGCTGGAATTACATTGGGAATTTCATCGCGCGGGTTGGGTTCAGTAAAAGAATTGCGAAATGAAGGTACCGTAGAAGTTCAAGAAGATTTTGAATTGATATGTTGGGACTTCGTATCTAATCCTTCAACCCATGGTGCTTTTATGCGGCCTGCGCACATGAATGAATCGGTAAATAAAATGACACAAACAAACAAATATAATAGAGTAAATAACATCATCACCTCAATATTGTGCGAAGATGGAAAATGTAGGATAATATAATGAAAACGCCAAACTTAAAGTTTATTTTAGAAACATTGATGCAAGATCAACCCAAACCGATGACACGTGAAGAAAAACAAGCATTCGTACAAGAAATTGCTAATTTTTCTGCAATGAGTGATGGGGTATATGCCAAGGGCAACTTGGAGCAGATTGTTGAACGCGTTAAACGAATTGTAGACCGAGCGGACAAGATAATGACCGAAAGTGATGATTGGATGGCAAACGTTGCTCACAAAAAAGGTAATAAGCGTATGCATGAAGATTATCGTGATTTTGAACAAGCTGCACGCGATTTAAAAGAATCACAAGATCGAATGTCTATGGCATATGAAAATATCGGACAGCATTTAAATCGTTATTTTGATGTAGGTTAATTTGGTTGTTTGAAAAAAAAATATTATAATAAAGGTAAGGATGATGAATTCATTAAAAAAAATATATCGTGATTTTTTCGGCTTAACCGAAGCTGCTGGTAAGATCGAAACAGATGATCCAAAGCAAGCAGAAGAAATGGCAAAAAAAGGAATGACTGTTAAATTAGTTAAACCCGGTATGACAACCGAAGATTTAGATGCAGTTGGACACGAAGATGCTGATATAAATAATGATGGAAAGAAAAATACTAAAACAGATCGTTATTTAAAAAATCGCAGAAATGTACGTAAGAAAGCTATCAAAGAAATTGATATCGATGAAGCGCAACTAGTTAATAATATTACAGATTATAAAGGTGGCATCGAATATGTATTGCGAGATCCATCAACTGCAGAATTAGTTGCACAAGAAATTCAAGAGTGGTCTGAACGAAAAGGATTTACGGTAATTAAAAAAATGATATCTCCAAATAAAAAAATTGGATATTTTTATTTTCGCCTAGGCCAAGATCCGGCGCTAGAATCACAAAAGATTCAAGGATATCTAGCACAAAAACCAGAATTAAAACATTTTAGATTCAATCTAAGAAATTCTAAATCATTAAGAAACAATTAATAGTTATATATGAATAAACACCAAAAACAACACCAAAGCATTTTACCAGGTAATGCAATGGCAGTTAATGTAGTAAATCAAGATTTAGGATTTGCTTTACGAACCTGGAAACGAAAAGTAAAATCGTCGGGCGTGTTAGAAGAAGTTAAACAACGCAAAGAATTTATCAAACCATGTGTTGAAAAAAGAGTACAAAAGAAACGAGCTGTATTCATTCAACGTATTAAAGATTTAAATTCATTTTAATTTCTTTAATAAAAAAATATAGGCCCTAACTTTTTTGTTAGGGCTTTTTTACTGGTTTTTCAATCAGTGTCATATTTATTTTAGAATACGCTATTCATCTTTATATAGCGTGTATACTTATTATTTATATTCTATTAAGATTTCAAATAATCTTATTTCCAAAAAACAAAATTTAAGGAGAAACAATGGCAAAATCAGACTTGCTAAAAGAAGCAATTGCTGACGCAAAAGCTGTTAAAGAAACTGCTTTAGCAAATGCAAAGATTGCTTTACAAGAAGCCTTCGCACCTAGATTAGAAAGAATGTTATCAACTAAGTTAACAAACGAAATCGAAGGCGAAGAAGACATGGACATGGCCGGTGGAGAAGAAGCTGGTGAGGACATGAATGCTGCAGCTGCAGCAGGAACGCTACCACGTGGAAATGATGTTGGTGATTTATCAATTGATGTTGATAGTGATGGTGAATTTGATGAATTCGACATTTATTCACAAGGCGGCGGAGAAGTTGCAGATACTGAAGCCCCGGACATGAGCGATGAAGAAATGACTGCTGAGTACAATGAAGGAATGCATGAAGACGATTTAAATATCGAATCAATCATTCGTGAATTAGAAGGCGATCTAGAATCAGACGAAATGGCAATGGAAGGCTATGACGATGAAGAAGATGAAATGGAAATGCCCATGGAAGGGTATAAAAAATTAAATTCTTCAAAAATTGGTAAAGGTTCGAGAAAATTGACTGAAGATGACATGATGATGATGGATGATGATGATGATGGAATGCCTACAGATTCAATTGATGAAATTATTGAAGCTATTCTTCGAGAAGAAGAAGAAGATGATATGATGATGTCTAAAGAAGAAGATCCAATGGAAGCAATGGAAATGGAATTGAATGCAAAAGAAGACGAACTTACAGAAGCATATCGCACAGTTAAACATCTTCAAACTGTTATCAATGAAGTAAATTTGCT